AAAGAAAGGGATGTAACTCCATCTTACTCAGAACTTCATAAATATATTGATCTACGTGATAAATTAATGGAAAAAAGTAAGCAAAAAGATGAAGTTATAATTTTAGGTGCTTCCCAAATGCCTAAAGAAGAGGAAATTTATCCACCTCTTTATGATGGCATAGAAGCTATTGATATCGATAATAAATCAGAAAATGCGGAAGTAATAAAAGCAGAAAATAAATCGGATTGAATTTTCAGATGATGGGATAGCTGCCATTTGTCTTGAAGATGGTATATTACTGGAGAATTATTGCAGACAATATCTTATTAAAAGAATATTGGCGGAAAAAAAATAAATGAAAATTGATTTGTCCTTATTACCACAAATAATGAATAAAAAGTATTATCCTTTATTATATAATACTGATAGGGAATTAGTACTTTGGGGTTCAGCTGGTAGTGGTAAATCTCATTACTGTGCTCAAAAAATTATTATAAGAACAATAACAGAACCAGTTGGGCATAGAATACTTGTAGTTAGACGATTTGCGCCATCTTTGCTTAGATCAGCTTGGCGATTAATACTTGATTATATTTATGAATGGGATTTATATAAATATTTTAAAATACATAAAAAAGAAATGATACTTACCTTTAAACCGAATGGCAATGAGATAATGTTTGCTGGAATAGATGATGAAAGTAAAATTAAATCTATTGAAAAGGTTACTTCTATTTGGGTAGAAGAAGCTAATCAATTACAATACAGTCATATTTTACAGCTTAAATTACGCCTTAGACCACGTTTTAAAAGTTATCCACAATTTATGACCAGCTATAATCCCATTAAAACTTCATGGACTTATAAATATGATTATATAGATGACCAGCATTTAAGCTATCGTAAGAAAGTAATTAATAAAATCAAATATAAGGGCGAAATATTAGATTATCCAACTTATAAATCAGTAATCCATACCACTTATAAAGATAATAAATATCTTGAGCCAGAATATATAGCCTCTTTAGAAAATATGATACATCAAGATCAAGCATATCATAAAATTTATGCTTTAGGGTTATATGCTGATATTTCAGGACTTATATTCCCAGATGTTAATTATATTGATAAATTCCCTGATAAAGATTTTAAAATAGAAGGATATGGACTTGATTTTGGGCATAATCATCCTACTGCTTTATGTTGGGTTGGTATTAAAGGACAGAATATATTTGCCAAATCTTTATATTATGAAACCGAAAAAACAGTTGAAGATACTATTAAATTTTTAAATGCTTCCAATATAAGCAAACAAGATAAAATTATAGCAGATAATGAACGACCTGACGCTATACAACAAATTAAAGAAGCTGGTTATAATATTATCCCCTGTAAAAAAGGACAACATTCAGTAATAGAAGGCATAAATCTACTTAAATCCTATAATCTTTATTTTCTTAAAAATGACCAAAATTTTATGTATGAACAAGAGCGTTATAAATGGAAGGAAGGTAAAGCTGGAGATCTATCAGAAGAACCAGTTAAGTTATTTGATGACTTATTTTCAGCTTTAAGGTATTTTGTTTATACGAGTATGTTACAAGAAGCTGGTAAAATACAAGTCTATTCTCTCTAATATTATTTTTTTTATTTATAATAATGTTTTACTTGACACAATTAATTAATTACTTCTATTTTTGACACGTAAAATATTTTACAGAGGTAATAAATGGGTTTATTTGATTTTTTAAAGCCGAAACCATCTGAAAAAAAGATTGGGTTTGCTGGTAAATATGTACCTTCTGGTGATTTTACATTCAACAGAATGGGCAATCTTATTGAGCGCAATAAAGATTGGGTTTATATTTGTGCCAATAAAAACAGTCTTGGGGTTATGAAATATCCAGTACAACTATATGTAGCCAGACCCAATCAAGATAATCCTTATAGTGTTCAACAACGTAATATAACTGCATTGCAAAAATATAATTTAGAAACAACATATGGTAATCATTATACCAAATCTTATTTTGTTGATGAAATTACTGAACATCGTTTCTTAGATTTACTTAAAAAACCTAATGATTATTTAACTTATGAAGAAGTTATTTATCTTACTACAATGGGTTTAGATTTAGATGGCAATGCTTATTGGTATTTAGTTAGAGACAGATTAGGATTACCAAAGAAAATTCATGTATTACCACCACAATATATGACAATTGGACAACGTAAGAACAGTGAAAATATAGAATATTTATATAACGATGGTATTTATCAATATCGGATTAAACCTAAAAATATTTGTCATTTTAAATATCCAAGTTATTCTAATCCAAATAAAGGTAAAGCGCCAATATCACATTTAGAACAGATATTTGAGATACATCTTAATATGAATAAATATGAAAATGCTATTTTTAAGAATATGGGTGAGCTATCTGGAATATTTACAACAGAAGAAAATATTAATGAAAATGAATTTGAAAGAATTAAAAAAGAGATAAAAGAGAATTTTTATGGCATTAAGAATGCAGGTAAAGCACCACTTTTAACAAAGGGTTTGAAGTATACAAATGTTTCTAATTCACCTAAAGAAATGAGCTATCATGAAGGTAGGAAAATAGTTCGTGATATGATAGCTGCTGCATATGATGTTCCTATTGCTATGTTAACAGCTGATAATGTCAATAAAGCAAATGCTGAAGCTGCTTATAGAGCTTATTCCAGAGATTCTTTATTACCAAGAATGAAAATCATAGCAGCTAAATTAAGTAATATAGCACGTGAATTCGATACTAAACTATTTTGCGCTTTTGAAAATCCTGATAAAGAGGATAGAGCTTTATTATTAGAAAAACAAATTAAGTTTGTCATAAATGGTATTAAGACACGTAACGAAATACGTGGTGAAGAAGGCGAAAAACCAATAGATGGGTTGGATGATCCATTAACGCCTATAAATACTCAACCGCTATCTGCCTGGCGAGCTGAAGCGGGGAATACGGATGGAGGTAATAATGAATAAATCTTTGATAACTAAACGTTTTAATATATCTAAATTTGATAAACCTAAGGCTAAAGAATTAGCTAAAAGATTAAAAATAAAAGCTGATAATGTAGAATTTGTGAGCAAGGGCTATGATGGCGAAGCAGTTGATATCGTTAAACAAGATCGATCTGTAATTAAATATGTAAGCACAGTTAGCGTTGATAGAGATGGAGAGATTATCGATCCAGCAGGTGTTGACTTAACTGATTTTAGAAAAAGTAAAAAGTTTCTTTGGGGACATAATCATGGTAGTTCTATATGGGGCGGCGGTTATCCTGTGTTACCATTAGGGACTGACGAATGGATTAAGGCCGACCATAAAGGTATTTTGGCTAAACAACAATATGCTAATCATCAACTTGCGAATGATGTTTATAATATGCACAAAGACGGTCATCCTTTAGCAGCCAGCATTGGATTCATTCCTATTGAATGGGTAGATAAAGGTGATGATAATTATGATAAAGTAGCTAAAGATATTTCAACTAAATATGCTATGGATGAGAATAACGTTAAAGAAGCAAATAGAATTTATACCAAGACTTATCTATTAGAACATAGTGATGTGCCTGTTGCGTGTAATCCAGATGCCTTAACCTTAAGTGTTAAATCTGGTGATATAAAACTTTCTAATGAAATGTTTCAAGAATTAGGATTAGGAGAAGAAGAGATGAATGAAGAATTAAAAAATCTTGCAGATGGTATTAATAAGACAAATGAAAAACTCGATATGCTAATTAAAGCATTATCGGAAGCTCAGGATGAAGCTGATTCTGAACAAGAAGAAGAAATGGAAGAAAAGGGTCTTACTTTAGATGATGTAAGTGATCTTCTTGATAATTATAAAAAGAATATAACAAATGAAATAGCTAAATTAACAGGAAAAGTATAGTTCTGGAGTTAGATTTAAGAGCTAACAGGAACATTTGAATACTTTATATAAATGGAGGAAATAATGGCTGATAAAAAAGAAAAAACTCCTTTGACTAAGGAAGTTTTAGAAGAAAGTCTGAAAAGCGTAAATGATGAAGTCATAAAGACAGTTTCTGGATTAACAGATAAACTTGATGATATTCAGGTAAGCGCTTCAGAACGAGAAGAAGATATGAAAGCTAAAGGTGATTTTGAAAACTTTAGTGAGTTTGTCAAAACAGTAGCATCTAACCCGAATGATAAACGTATTAAGGCACTCAATACTGGTGTTAATTCAGAAGGTGGTGCTTTAATACCAAGAGCATTTTCGCAGCGAATCTGGGAAAAATCGATTGAAGGGGATGAAATTTATAATCGCACCATGCGTATGCCTACTACCAGTAATAATCTTACTTTCCCAACTGTAAAAGATGATGATCATTCATCTAATATTTACGGTGGAGTAAAGACTTACTATACAGAAGAAGCTGCGCAAATTACTGGCTCTCAACCAAGTTTTGGGCGTATTAATTTTAAACTTAAAAAACTGGCTGCTCTTGTACATGTTCCTAATGAAATGATTGAAGATAGCCCAGTTACACTTGAACCATTTCTTATGACTAAGTTCTCTGATGTTTTACGTTGGAGACGTAATAAGGATATTCTGGTAGGAACTGGTGCTAATCAACCACTTGGTATTTTAAATGCACCTTGTCTTATTACGATAGCTAAAGAGGATTCACAGGTAGCCAATACTGTTAATGTGAATAACTTAATTAAGCAATATGCTCGCTTCAAAGGTAAAGATAGTGGTGTTTGGTTAATTAATCCGACTGTAATTCCACAGTTACTTAGTTTAACAATGGGTTCTGGTAATTTCTTAGTTTACACTCCGCCAAATGGATTGGCTGGAGCGCCTTATGGTACTTTATTGGGTAAACCAATTATCTATACCGAGCATGCTAAGACACTTGGCTCTAAAGGTGATGTTATTTTGGCTGATTTAAGTCAATATGGCATATTAGAGAAATCTAATGGTATTAATACAGTAGCTTCAATGCATCTTAAATTTGATTATGATATGGGAACTTATAGACTTACCTATCGTTGGGATGGTCAACCTATGGATGCCAGTGCATTTACACCAGAAAATGGCGATAGCTTATCTCCATTTGTAACAATTGCAGAAAGAGCATAGGAGGTTATAATGACTTTTACTGAAGAAAATCATATTGTAAATATATTGCCACCTGTTGATATTACAGGTGCAGCTACCAGTTCTGATGTATTTACATTGAAAAATTATGGACATGCTACTATTATAGTTGAATTTGGGGTTGTAAATGATGCGGCTGATGCTACCTTGACATTGGCTGAATGTGATGACTTTACTCCAAGTAATAGTACAAATATTGCTTTTAAATATCGCTTAGAAGATACAGCTACTGGCGATACATTGGGTTCTTTATCTACTGCTCCCTCTACTGGCTTAAGGATAGTAAGTGGCGGCGATATTGATATTACTGATAATAAGTTCTTAGTAATTGAGGTTGATGCTACTGAATTGAGTTCTGGTTATCCAGCACTTGAACTTAGTATTACTAACCCTGGTAATTCCGTTTTGGCAAGCGCTCAGGCAATTCTATCTCAACCAAGATATGAAGATAAGAACGACCCAACAGCAATAGCATAGTGTGATTAAATGGTGGGGGCTTATGCCCCTGCCAGTTTAGGGGTAATTATGGCAAAAACTAATTATAAGGATAAACAAATGCGTAGAGCTAAATATTGGGATAAAGACAAAGCAGATGCAAATGAAACTAAACCTGAAAAACTTAGCAAAGAAAGAAAACTTGAAATTGAGCATCTCATTCAAAGCTTTATGGAAAGGTATGGTATGGATAAAAAAGAAGCTGAAAGAATTGTAAATGCTAATTTCGGTAAATGAAGCACTTAGCTTTTTAGGTATAGAAAACGAGAAGTTTTTCA